CTGTTGTTAGACTTGTGCAGTTGCTGAACATATAGTTATAACAGGAATCCGCCAGTGTCGGGTGCTGCCCTGCCGCTACTGTTTCGTAATCCAACAGACTTTCGATATTACCTGTACAGGAAATACTACTGCCGTTGAGCGTCCATTTATAAGAGGAACCACCTGCGATTTTTGTGTTCCCTGTGCCGCTGAAATATAACGCATAAATGCCGTCTGCTTCTGTGGCATTTACCTCGTTTCCCATCCATTCCGCCCATATCTTGGTATCCGTCGAGCAATACAGTTTTCCATCCCATCTCGGAGTTTCCACGCTGATTGAAAACGGATTAGGAGATGAGAACGTCAAATAATTTGTGATTTTGATTTGTATTCTTTTCTTTCTCGGAAAATTATAAATCATCTGGATACCTCACGAAAAGCTAACCGGAGTAATGGTCACATACACGTCGATAGCCACAGGCGGCACGGTATCCGCCGTAAACGTCAGCTTGCCTGCCGCCTGCGCGGTACACTGGATACCCGCATCATTGTACGCCGTCATGCTTGCCGCCGCAGGCATAGGGATGATCTGCTGTGCGGTCTCATCTGCCACAACGTCAGCAACGGATACGGTCTGCTGTTTTGTCGAGCTGTTCCAACCTGCAACGGTCAGAGTTACTTTGTGCGCCTTGGTCTTGAGCGCCGTCAGCTGTGCCGGAGTCGCATAGTCCGTTCCGGCGGTCAGCTTGTTCTGCTTACCGTCCCATGTAGATTCCTTTTCGATTACCGTACCGACCGCAGAATCAATTTGCGCGCCGGTATGTGAAGAATTGTAAGCCATGCCATCACTCCTTCATGCAGAGAAATTCGTTTCCGTCCGCGTCCAGCATGGTTTCGTCGCTGTCAGACGGGATAAAGCCCCAGTTGTCGTTCCAACTGCCATCCATCCCCTGTGCGTACAGAGAAATGCGGTAAATGCCGTCACCGGAAAGCAAGAAATCGTCGTAGACTTCAAACTGTCGTTGTGTTGCGGCAGGGGTCTGGGAGAAGGACGCAATGAGCGTCCCTCTCCCTCTGCCCCACTCCTCGCCGGACATCGTAGCGCGACATTCAAATGCCTTGTACGGAATGTCCGACTGAAACGCAACAATCACCTTGTCGAAGCCAGAAACCGCCGAAATCCTCTCTCCCGTGATGGAAAAAGTCAGATTTGGAGCTGCCATTTACGCCACGCTCCAAGTACCGGCGGCGTTCTTTACGAACACTTTGACGATCTTCACGCCGTCACCGGAAGATGCAGCTTCGAGGTCTGCACCGTTGATAGTGACGTTGATTGCCGTATCCTTCTTGTAGCCGCCTGCGGTACCGCTGGTGTTGGTAGAACCGGCAGTAACCGGAATCTGCGTACCGGCATTTTCAAGGCTGGATTCGCTCGGAACAACCTTGATCTTGTATTCCTCGAAGTCCGCATTAGCAGAGAACGAGAACGCAGATACGTTAAAGGTTGCCACCTTAGAAATCTTGCTCTTGTCCGGGCCGGTAATCGTAACAACCGGAACAGCGGTATCCAACGTGATTTTCGCGGTAACAGTAGCGGTTTCGTTGCCTACGTCGTCTCGAACCTTAATAGATACGGTTTTCTGACCGTCACCGCTTGCAAGCGTGATTGCCTTAGACTTTACAAACGTTGCCCATGCAGCTTCGGCTTCCGTTGCTGCACCTGCCACGCCCCAAATCTTCATTTGGTATCCGGTAGTTTCGGTATCCGTCAGACCGATCGTAGCCGTTACTGCCGTGCTGGTTGCATAAGCAGCACCGTTGTTCAGTTTGAGGGTAAGCCCGGCAGGCGCGGTCGTATCCAGTGTTAAGTTAAAGAAAGATGCCATGTTTTACACTCCTTTTGTGTTTAATTCAAGGTAAAGGTAGGAACTCTTGCGGCGATAGAGCAATTCCTCGCCCAAATACGCCTCGTAAATTCCCATCTTTCCTAAAAAATACGCGATAATGCTTTTGTCTCCGATATACATTCCGTCACCCCGTTATCAGATAAAGCACAGTTTCATCGTGCTTTTCGATTGCGTCATACTCTGCACGGGTCAAAACGCGAATAGCGGAAACATCATTTGAAAACACGTTGCCATGCCCACCGCCCGATGCAGGTACACCGGTATCTTCTTCGCCAATCCACCAGTTACCGTTGTCTCCGATGAAAGGCGTTAAGCCCTTGGCGGGAACGCCAGTATCTTCACCAGTGATAAACCAGTTGCCGTTTTCACCTACGGTCGGATAAGTGTTTGCAAGCTGCTGCATACGCTTTTCCAGCTCCGTAAATTCGCTTGGAATCTCAGCCCAATGCGCGTCTCCCGACATACTCGACGGCACAAACACCGTGATTTTGTTCGTGTGCTGTACCTTATCGCCTTGCGTTCCGCGCAGCTGCATGGTGTATACACCGGAGATAGCAAGCATTTGGGCGGTCAGAACAATAGACGCTCCGTTTTCGTCCGGAGTAAGCCGTAAGATGTCAAAATACGGTCCGACGCTTACAAACATATCCCAGTCATATCCTGCGGGCAAATCACCGTGTACCGACAATTTTCTTGTGAGATTGTCATACTGCATAGCGAGGAAATCACAAGTTGATGTTAATTTCCAATCGTTGAAAAGAATCATGTTCCGCCACCCTCCAATGCCACGACACGCGCAGTCAGTGCGTCTAATGCCGCTTTGAGTGCATCGTTTCCGGCTGAGGTGTCGTTTACTTTATCGACTGCATTATCAATGTCCTCACCGCCGTACCGGCTTGTATAGTAAGTATCAGCCATTAAACAACCAACCTCCTTCCGTATTTGTCTGAAATGATTTTGCCGTTCTTGTCATGGACTGCACCGGAAGCAGAAAGCGCTTTAGGCAGGCGATAATAAATAAGGACGCAACCCGGTGCACCGTCTCCGCCGTTAGAGCCGATACCGCCGTCTCCACCGTAACATCCCCATATAGAGGTTGCTTGTGCCATACCGCCACCACCACCACCGCCACCACCGTGGCCACCACCGCCACCAGTTCCTGGGACAGTTGATGTAGTAGGAACAATAGTAGCATCTGCTCCTGCACCTCCTGTAGCATTATGGACGATATAACCGTATCCTTTATATTCTGATGTATCAAAATTTGTGCCTTCAAGTCTTGGGCTTTCACCATCCGAGCCATTGTTGCCAACCGCAGCACCACCGCCGCCACCACCACCCGAAACAGCCGATGCGCTCAAATAACTTGTGCTATGGCCAGAAGCGCCATGGCCTCCGATATACCCCAATACGTTCTCGCCGTCTTTACCAAACCATTCTTTTTTATCCCTGACCGCCTTACCGCCTGAACCTCCTGCGCCTCCATTTTTTCCAGCATCTCCGGGTTTTGCATATTGTTTTCCGTTTACAGGGTCAACAAAACCAATTTCAGACGATGAACCATTGTTTGATGATAATGTACCGAATGTTGTAGGCGTGCCAAGTGACCCAGCTATACTGCCATTCTCAGCATAAGACCCACCCGCACCGCCTAACCCGATTCGCACAGAAAATTTCTCCATAGGTGTAACTTTAAGTTCAGTGCTATATACTTTTCCGCCTGCCCCCGATGCACCGGAGACGCCACCGGCCCCACCAGCACCATCACCGCGCCCCCCGCGTTTGCCGTTTTCACCTTTAGTGCCACTATAACCACCCGCGCCGCCGCCAATCAGAACAGCGCGAATATTGGTCACTCTCTCCGGCACAGTCCACGCACCGTTCTCCGTAAGCACTTCGACGGTATCGTAATACTCCTGTTCGCCGATATCCTGTGGCTTGTAGCCAACCAGCACGCTTTCCTGTGCTGCCAGTTTTCCAGACACGGTGACATCTACACTTTCAACGCATCCGATCACTTCACCGCCGTAAGGGTGCGAAATCTGCACCACATCGCCGGGAATCTCACGCTTAATAGCGATTTTATTATTGATGCGTTCGTTATGGCTGTAATACTCAGCAAGGCGTTCTGCAACGGCTGTTGCGTTCGCAAGCGAGACAAGCGTTGCGTTCTCAACCTTTACCGTGTTGTCCGACTGTTCAACCAGACTGCGACTGCGGGTATTTGTTGGGGCGATAATCTGCCGCGTAACATGGGTGTACTTCTTGCCATTCAGCACGCCGGAACCAGCGGTAACGATAGCGTAGTTCGCGCCACTCTCTGTGATTGCAAAGCCTGTGGCTTCGAGATCATAGCACGGGTCGTCAAACGTGATCTTATCGCCCGCCGAGGTCGTGCCGTTGAACAGTTCCGTAACTTCCGTTGTGCTCTGCGAATAGGCGTGCTCAGTAACGATAACTTCCGTAACCGGCGTTGCATACTCCACCGAGCCGCCTGCGTACATTTCACTTGCGGTGATTTCGCTCGACTGTCCGTCCCACAAACCCTCGATACGGATTGCGCCATTGTAGTCCACTTTCAGCGTTGCGCCGATAGCAAACAGCACTTGTGCGAGGTTTTCGCGCCGTGTTGCGATAGGCAGCCAGCCATACAGCTTGATATTTGCAATGTTAGACTTCACATAGCAGGTCAGCGGTGAGCAAATGTCCGTACACACTTCGCGCACGGTTTCGCCGGTATAAATACCGCCATCGTGGTAGGTTTCATCCAGCAGGCCAACGGTCGAGGTGCAGGTAAAGTGGTAAGTGTTGATAGAGGTGCGAGAGATTGTCTGCACATAAAAAATCCCCATCTGATTTCCATCATGGTAGAAAGTCAGTGGGGTGTTACGGATAAACTCCGTTAAACTGATATCATCCGACTGCACATCAAAGGAAAACGTGTCGATTTCCAGCGAGGCACTGTTCAGCGGACGCGCATAATACGCATTTCCGCTGATTACATCGTGTGCATCGAACATGCGGTCAAGATATGTGATTGTATTGGTTCCCATGTGTCACGTCCTTTGCGGTGCCATTGCGATAAACTGAACGGAAAGTCCCGTCCAGTATGATTCTCCGGGTTTCTTGCGGATGAGATTGTCTTGTCCGGCAGTAACATATGCGTTAAACGTAAGCGTGCTCTGTGCATACGGAACAACAATTCTGTGACTGTCCTGCGGTGCACTCAGAACCTCGTACAGCGCATCGTAGTCGCCGTACTTGCCAACTGCGGGAAGAATCGTAATCTCGTAGTTGTAAAACGTACCGATAATGTCGCGAATCATTGCGCCGCTGAGCGTTCGCTCTGCGTTTTTGCCGTCAAGCACCTGAAATTTACGGGTAAGGCTTGTAACCAGGACGTTGTACTTCTTGCCGTCTACGGTAAGTTCCATTTATGCACCTCCTGTTACAAGGCTCACGCCGCGCCGCCGCGTTTCGCCGCTGTTGTACGGGCCGGTAATGCGGGCAAACTTCGCGCCGTCGATGTACAGCTCGATAGGTTGACTGCTGTTGACTGTGCCGCCGCGTGCGTCCAGTGCCGCGTTAAACGCATCAATCATGGTGGACAGTGGGGTTTCCACATTCACGCCGCTTTTCTGATCGCCCAACAGAGCGAGAAATTCACTGTTCGGGCTGATAACCGCACCGTTTGCAAGGGCAGGAATGTCAAGCGAATACGCGGCAGCAGGAGAATCCAGCGAAAATGCGCTTAATCCGCCGCCCAATGCGCCAACAAGCGACGAAATACCACTTCCAATGCCACTTCCAATTTTGCCAATCAGATTAAGGACAAAGGAAATAGCGTCGCCCAGTTTCGTAATGGTATCCGTCAAACCCTCAATAATAGAGATCACAGAAAAACCAATAAACTGAACGATAGGTTTGATAATGCTCCAAATCGTTTGCAGGATCGGAGCCAGCGCAGATACTACCTTGTATATTGCCTGCAACGCCGCCGCAAGAAGATTGAGGATTGCCGGAGCAGCTTCTTCGATAGTCCAGCTCGCAAGCGGAAGTAAAACGTTCTCCCATGCCCACGCAAGGCCGTTCACAATCAGGTCTACAACCGGTTCGAGCGCTGCCATGAAATTGTTAAATGCCGTGACAAGAGGTTCAAAATTCAAACCGCTCGCCCAATCTGCCGTTGCCTGCGACATTTTATCAATTCCGGCTAATACATCGTCAACGATTTTGAGGATGCTCTCCCAAATGGCTACGCCATTCCCGTTGTATTCCCACGCAGATTGCAGGTTTTCAGCCAGTGATTTTATCGTATTCTCAATATTCGTGATGATGGAAAGAATATTCGAGAAGATACTTTCGCCTAATCCTGCGTCAGACCACGCCGCAATAAACGCTTGACCGATAGAATTAACGAGATTCACAACCGCCGTAATCATTTGAATCAAGGTGTTTATCATCGTTTGTCCGGCATTACCATCGTTCCACGCGGCTAAAAACGCTTGACCGATTGCGTTAATTGCCTGAACCACCGTGGTAATGAGGGCCATAATGCTTTGCAGCATGATTTGTCCCGCGCTACCATCGTTCCATGCCGCAATGAACGCCTGACCAATAGATGTGATAATCTGAATGATCGTATTCAGCAAGTCCATAATTGCTTGCAACATCTGTTCGCCCGTGTTGTTCGTGTTCCACGCATTGGTAAATGCCGTTGCAATGGCGGTAATCAGATCGAAGATGGTTTGCAACAGCAGTTGAATGTTGTTAAGCGTTTCAAGTCCGGTTCCGTTCGTCCAGATTGCCATAAACGACTGACCGATAGCGGAAACCATGTCTTTCAGCGCAGAAAGAGCGTTCTTTGCGCTTTCAATAGTCTGCTGTCCGTACTGCGCCCACGAATCCTGAAATACTTTCCAGAAGTCAGTGAGCCATTGCGGTGTCTGATTTTTTACTGCGGAATAATCCGTATCAAACTTAGGTGCGCTCGGGTCGGTCGTGTTATTGCTGTTATTGGTTAATTTCTGGACTGTATCGAACGATGCAAGAGCCTTTTCGGCTTTCTTCGCAGACGATGCCGTGGAATCCAGTGCATCCGTTTGCTTGTTCAGTTCCTTTGCATTTTCCTGCGCCTGCTGTGCGGTCGTACCGAACACAGACGCGATAAACTGCGCCATCTGCGCCGTTACCTGTGCAAGAGCCTGCATCAGCTTATTCAGCCACGGAATAATAGATTCATAGATAGGCTGAAACGCCGTCAGCAGGTTGCTTTTCACCTGTCCGAACGACTTTGCAAACGTCTTGTTCGCAAGCAGAGCCTTGCCCAAACGGTCGGCCATTGCCGTAAGCGCTTTGGAAATCAAGTTGAAGAACAACGCGCCCGCAACGATAGAACGCAGACGCACACCGAACGACTGTACGCCGCCCGTTGCTTTCTTCATGGACTTTTGGCTGGAACGTCCGAAATTGGCGAATTTGGCTTTGAGCTTGTCAATCGCTGCGCCCAATTTGCCGCCGAGAAAATTTTGCAGACTTCCGACAGACGTTTTCAAGCCAGCGCCCAAACCCGCAATAACTCGTTTCAGCTTAGCCATTTTGGAATTTGTCTGACTTACGAAGTCATTCATTTCCGACTTGGACTGTTTCAGCCCGGCCTTCATGTTCTCTAACTGCGTGGTCTCATTGGCAAGGCTTTGCCGTACATTCTGACCGGCACTGCTCATCGTGGACGATTGCTTGATCTCGGCAAGCTGTTGTTTCAGTTGTGCCGCTTTATCATCTGCGTTTCGCAGAGCTTCGCCCAATTTATCCGATTCAGCAACAAGCGAATTCAGCTTTTGCGCCGATTCCGAGAATTCCTCCTGTGGGATTGCGCCCGTTGCCGCCTGTTTCAGTTTGGTGTTGTAATCGCTCTGAGCCTTTTCAATCTCAGCGTTTACTTCATCCAACCGAGCAGCCAGACGTGCGGCTTCTTTCTCCGTTGCTGCAAGGTCGGCTTGCATTTTAATGCCCTTCGTTCCGCCAGCGGCTACCTTGTTCCACTGTTCAGCAAGTTTATGTACCTTTGCGGCTTGTTTATCTACGGCGGCTGATTGCTTTTCAATGTCTTTCGTCATTTGTGCAATCTGCTTTTTCGCTTGTTCGTCGCTTACAGTAGCGTCGATTCTGATAGAGCCATCCGCCATTTATTCACCGCCTTTCTAATTGATCTGCGCCCAGAAAGCGTCAATAGCTTCTTTTTCCTCTTCGGAAAGTGCGGGTGCAGGGGTTAAATTACGTTTGAGACGTTCGTATTCCTGTTTCTGTTTCCCCTTCATTTTGCTTGTGTCCGTGCCTCTGATTTGCAGGGCATGAGACATTGCCGAATCTTCGTTAAGGCTTTCCATCATTGCCATAAACTCAAACCAGTGCAGATTGACCTTGTGCAGCTCAATGCCAAACGTCTGCCGGAACGATGCGTACAACCGTGCAGAGTCGAAATCGAACCACATCATGCGTTTACCGCCGGGTTCAATCTCTCTATCGTCGCCACAGCGAACAAACCACTGCAAACCTTCCAGCGCAATGTCAATGGGTGGCATCCCTGCTCCGTAAAGCAAGGATAATGCCACCCATACACGGTCATTATCGCTTAAATTCGGGTCGTCCAGTGCAAGGGAAATCTGAATGCCGATTCTGTAATCCGTGCGAATTAGATACCCCTTGTAAGAGCTTGGCAGGCGGTCGAGCAGCATGTTAAACACTGCCGACACGCTCCGCGCTGTACTTGCTCATGTTTGCTGCACGCTTCTCAACGTGGCTGTCAATGATGGGGGTAAGCTGTGCGAAGAAATCAAGGAACTGGTCGGAGGACGGAAGAACCGCGCCAAACACCTTCGCGCAAGTATTTTCGCCAATCAGCGCGTCGATTTTGTCCCTAACGTCTTTGTCAAACGCCACGATATCGTCCAGAGTGTCCAGAACGTCGCCTTTCTTCTCAGAAATAGCCGTTGCCTTGTCTTTGATTTCATTCAGCAGGTCGAAAAAGCCTTTGACAAAGCTATCATCAGACAGCGGAAGGGAGATCGTCTCTCCCTTGTCGTTGACTTCAATAACCTTTACGCCGCTGTTTACGCGGATACTATCCATTCCTCGTTACCTCCTTATACGGATACGTTCGCAGTGAATACCGGTGCGCCGCCGGTGATCTTAACAGTGCCCGGAATCGGGTCGCCTACATAGTTCAGCGTATATTCCAGCGTCGGAGATTCGCCGCCCGCGCCGCCGTAGGTATCAACCTGTACAGATACTTCCTGTACTTCTGCAACGTAGGTTGCAGTGTCGCTGTCACTGGTAGCATTCCACATGTCCACGTTCAGCAGCCATGCGTGAGAATCTGCCAGAGTAGCACGAGCGCGACGCTTCTTGTCGATAAACTCAAACACACCGTCGCCCTTGGTGCACTGCTGAGAAACGCTCATGGTCGGCTGATAGCCGGTAATCTCAGTAGTTGCAGAATCAGAGATAATATCCTGCTCGGTCTCAGTCTGTGCACCGTAGTCCGTAGATGCTTCGGTTACATTCTTGCCGATTCGTGCCCACTTTGCATCCGAATACTCGCCCATCTTGTCGGACGTATCCAGAAAGTGTGCAATCAGAGGACGTTTAATCTTTTCAGTTGCCATTTTTACACCTCAACTTCATAGTTAATGGTTAAGAGGATTTGGTAATCCTCGGTTAAATCTTCGTATCGAGCGATAAGCCCCGCAGGGGTCGTTCGCTCAACAGATGTGACGGTCATTCCCTCGCCGAGATCAGGCGGGTTTTCTTCCGCCCATGCTCCCATCTCATTCAGCAAGGATTCAACGTCGAGACGTTCCTCGCTGTCGGTCGGCAGGGCGCGATACATCACGCCGAACGGGTACTGTGCAGCATATCCGCCGTCAATGTACTGTGCGGTTTTATACGCGCTCTGTACACTGGTAAGCATCATGCCTGACCGTTCCGGCGGGAGATATTCAAACTCGATTTCGGGAGCATAGCCTTTCAGCCACAAAAGAACAGCCCGTGAAACACCGTCTTGTTCACGAGCTGTTACCGTGTTCAATTTCTCACTCATCGGTCAAAATCTTGCGCACTCCTTCCCTCCAGTGTCCCTCGTTCACCGCGCGGCTTGCCTCAAACCAGTGCGATTGCGCGTGTTTGTGCACCGCCTTACTGTATTGAAGGTCGCGCTCGGTCAACACCTTGCGCACGCCCTTAGGCGCGAATGTGCTTCCTGTTGCCGGGTCGATCATCACCTTGACGTAATACTGAAAACGTGCATACGGTGAGGCATACACGATGGTATGCCCGTGCCGCTGCACGTTCATTGCCAGTGCTCTGGTTCGCGCCGGAACAAACGGGTCGGTGTCCTTGATGATCTCCTCAACAAGCCACGCGTTCGCCTTTTCCACGCGCCTATCAAGCACGTTGTTTGGCAAGTGCAACTTCATAGAGTAACGTATCATCGGCCGCCCACCTCCAAATGCTGTAGTCCGCCGTAGTCATACAACGAAACGCTTGTAACGCGGTATGTTTCATGCTTTTCGCGGCATTTCTGGTAACTTCCTTCGTCTGGGACTTCACCACGCGCGAAATAATCCTTTTCCGGCGAAACTATTAAATCGAACGGAATAGGAATATGCAGAGTGACCGAATCAGCGCTGTTCTGCGCGTTCTTCGTTACTGCCGTGCCTCTCGTGCTTTCCAGTAGCACACCGGTTAAAACGGTTCTGCCGGACGGCTGAAACAGCGTCACAGTGTGAGGTAATCGCATTTGCAACACCTCCCACCACGGTAAAGTATACCGGTGTTCGCCAGATACATTTCTGCTGCACTGCGTAACTGCGTCTTTGCATCCTGTGCCATCTCTGCGCTACTGCGATAGCTGACCGACCACGAGCCGACGCTTTCGCTTTGCTTTTCCTGCTCGGCAGAAGCCGCGCGGTTTTGGGACGTATCAATGATCTGATACTGTTCCGCCACCGCGCAGCACGCCATTTTCGCTGCGTCGGAATCATCAATCTTTCCGCGCGTCAGATAGGTAAGATACGCTTCGGCGCGACTTTCCAGACGTGGAAAGTCGTCCTCGGTGATTTGATTGCCGTGATAAGTCGCTTTATAAAATGCGTATTCTACCATGTTTTACTCCTTTAGGCGAGAGTTACAGAAGAAGTGCCATTCTTGCTTACGTCCTGCTGAGAAGTTGCGGTAACGGTCAGAGAGGACGCGCTCTCGTTCTTGTCAACGGTCAGCAGACCATCAGCCGTAATCTTGGTGCCGCCCTTTGCGCCGCCGGAAACCGCCCACGTTACATTGTCAGAAACAATGCCGTCACCGGTTACAGACGCGGTAAACAGCTTAGAACCGCCCTTTGCCACGCTTGCGGTAGACGGCTTGACGGCTACGGTAGAAACACTGCCGCCGTTGCCGTAAACGGAGAACGGGAACGGATTCTCGATGTCCTCGTTGTAAGCAGTCAGCGGGTTTGCAATCTCCCAGCCCAGACGCATAACAGCACGCAGTGCAACCATGTCGTTCTGCATGAGGTTGTACTGGATTGCCTTGGTGTCGGGATCCTGAATAACGCCCTCGGTGAAAATCTTGAACGTGATATCCTGACGGATAGCATAAACGAGCTGCGACCAGTCGCCTACAACCATCTTTGCAATAGTCGGATCAAATGCGCCGTTGTTCGGGAAATACATATCCATTCCGTCCAGAGCGTAGCGAGACGCGCCCTGCATGTCAGTCTTAAAAATCGGCTGACCGGTGGTGTCCACCAGGCCGCGCAGCTTGCCGCGCATCTGTACAGCGGATACAACGCCGTTCGGGCTATAACCGTCAAGCTCAACCTTTGCAATCAGACCGTTTTCGCCCATGATATCGCCGAATACGTTTGCGGAAGCCGCTACGCCGTTACCTGCTGCGATTGCAGACGGAACAACGCCATCACGCCACGTTGCGGGCTTGTCAGCACCGAACAGGATTGCAGCGTCAATCTTCTTGCCGAACGCCTCAACCAGGCGCGGGCGAACCTCGCCCCAGATGTCGTAATCCGCATCATCCAGAACTGCCTCCGGGATGGGGACGATTACCGCGATTTCCTCGGCGTAAATCTTCTTTTTGTCCCATGCCATCTTGGTAGTCTGCTTGTACGCTGCGGAGTCAGCCGCGCCAGTGCCGGAAACCTCGCCGTTTACCCAGTAAGCGGTCGGCAGCATATCCAGAACGTTCATGGTCTGGGTCTTGCTGGTCATGTTCGGCAGGCGGCGAGCCATACGCAGTACTGCCGATTCTGCAACAGCGCCCTGAAGGATTTCACGAGTTACCGGCTCCGGGATGAGACCGGAAAGGGAATTGCGGTCAATTACGTTATTTGCCATTGTTAAAAGCTCCTTTTCTTACTTGATTGCCCCACGAATAAGCGCGTTCATTGCCGCGTTGGGGGCGTTTTTCTGGTTGCCATCGCCTACAGGCGCAGTCCAATCAAACGAGGTACGTGGCCGACGTTCCTGCGCGATTGCATCCACAGCCTGTTCAAAGGTGGTCTTGTCATCTACCATCTTCGCAGCCTTGAATGCGATAAATTCCGCCTCGTCACCGGTGAAACCCTTCGACGAAACGTATCTTTCGTGCTCGAGCTGTTCGATCTTCGCGTTCGCCGCCGAAAGGTTGCTTACTGCGGTGTCGCGCTCTTTGGTGATGTTGTTCATTCTGTCCTGCTCGGTCTGCTGACTGTCTTTCCACGTGCGGAATGCGTTCAGCTCTTCCTCGCTGGGCATTTTTTTCCGTTCACGCTCAAGGCGAGACTGGATCATCTTATCTACGTCCGCCTGACTGAATGTCTTTTCCTGCTGTGCAGTAGTGTTGCCCGGCTCACCGGTGTTGGTCTGTGCCTGATTGTTAGTGTCAGCCATAAAATAATCTCCTTGTTTAACGTCCTGTCGGACAATTTGGGTATAAAAAAACACCGCTTGCGCAGCGCATTCTTATTCAATTACTTTCATTCGTTCTGCCTGTGTCGGAAGCTGCGCTGCACGGCTGAAATTACGGTATTCTTTGCGCAAGCGCTTTATGCGGATAGATGTTTGTTGTTCTTTGTCTACCATTCCTGCGGCATTGTAGGCGATTCTACGGCGCTCCAGCTTTCGCACCGTCCGTTCAATCTTGCGTTGCATTTGCGTTGCTTCATACGCTGTATAAGTAACGCCCTCAAACTCAAACGGTGGTTTATCAATGTTTTCAAGCTGTTCGTCGGTGTAAACGCGCTCGGAAACGCCCTCAACAAAGGGGTGCTTGTGGTGTCGGCAGTTCGCACCTTCCAAGCCGTCAACTTCACCCAGGCCACAAACCGCGTAAATGCTGGGATACTTGCCGCCGGTCTTGGTGCTGTAAACCTTGCCTTGCCACTTCTTGTGATTTGACCAAACGTGCGGTTTGTTTACGTCGCGTGCTCCCCTATGCGCTGTAATCTCATACAGTTCAGTTTCAAGCGTTTCTGCGGCGTTCTCCGCATACTTTGCCGTAAGCTGATTCAAGCCCGTTAGAACGGCTCTACGCGCCGCAACGTCCGCGTGGTCACGGTGTCCGCTTGCGTAGTCAATGGTGTATATGCCGCTGTCTGCGAGGTCTCGCACAGCGTCCTCAAACGCCTGCTGCAACGTAAACGCTCCAGACTGCACTTTCACTTCTGCTTTGTCTAACGCTGCTTGATATGCCTTTGCGATTGGCTGGAATGTGATTCTGCCGTTTGTCTGCGCTGCAAAGCCAAGTGAACGAGTAATGTTTCGATATCCGTCAAGCGTCTGTTCCTGTATCTGCGCAATATCTGCGGCAGACACCCAGAAAAGCGGTTCGGTTACGCTCGCCTTGGTTGCAAGCTCATCGTAATACTTCTGGTTGTACTCAACTACACGCTCAAGCGCGTTTTGTACTTGCGGCGTTGTCTCTTTGCTGTGCTTGGAAATGATATTTTCGATAGCGTCCATATCAAGACCATAGGCGCGTAAGACGCGAATGTCATTCATTGCGACTTCGTTAAACTCTCCGGTCAGTTTGAATCGTTTACAGATTTCGCGCAGAATATCCTTTTCCAACTCGCGCATCGCAATGGCGATTGGTTCAGGAGCAGCGTCTAAATACTCCGGTGTGATGGGGAATTTCATTCAATTTCTTCTTCCTCCTCATCGGTCATATCCTGTGCTTTCGGCAGCATCTGTTTCGCTGTCTCGTCGTCCTCATTTAACCATTTGGCTCTGAACTCCCAATCGTTCATGATTCCGGCGGTCAGCAACTGCATATCGCGCGAAAAGTCGGTGTCCTTGTCCTCAATAATGCTATCGTCAAAATCAATACTGATTTCAACGTCTTCATCAAGTCTGGCGTTCATCGCTTCATTTCCGAGGTGCAGGATGATCCGGCACAGTTCCGTTAATGCCTGCTCCAAAATGATTTCATGCTTCTTGATAGTGCGGAACATTGTACTGTTCTCACTAATGACCTGCGTTGCAGTTGCTACGCTTGCGCCGTTGAAGCGATAGTAATTCTCGCCGAATCCCGTCTTGCTGGAAAGCAAATCAAGCTGATCTTGAATACCTTGATTGTGCTCCGCTGTACGCAAAGACATATCAATAGGCTGCACCACATTGCCGTCCTGCGTGTCCTCCGGCAGCACATAATACGCCAGTTCATCCGGGTCAAACACCGGCTCACCGTCAAGATACTGCGTTGCAGCAGGCTTGACCATAATGCGCTTTTTGCCGAGCAGAAACTCGTTTACATAGCTGTCGTATGCGATATCAACGCCTTTGAGAACGTCGATAGCGTTTGCATAGACCGGAATGCCGAGCGGAATGTAATAATCAAAGTTGTTCGCGATGTTCAAACGATCAATCACAAACTGCCGCTTGTTTGAACCGGTATGCACAACAGGTGGAATTTTTTCAAACCCCGGCACGCTTGCAAGGCTTTCTTCAAACAAACTTTCATTTGTGATTTTGAAAATGCGGTTTTCGATGTCGTAAAAACCGATTTCATTTCGCTTGTGGATTTGCAGATAGCAGTAATCCTCGCCTTTCACGGTGGTTCTGCTGTCGAACGCGCATTCCATGATAACGCCGTTCTGCCATGCCAGAGGGAAAATGTGCTCTACAGTCACATAATCAATCTGAATGCCGTTTGCTGCGCCTACAATAGGCTGTTCGCCGTCCGACACTGCACCGACAACACGCGGAATGTATGCGACCGTACCCAGTGCAGACTTCATTTCCTGCATCTCGTTCGCCTTTACCTCGAAGTTGTTCTCTTCAAAGATGCGGTCGATGAACGCCTGTTCTTTCTCGCCCTCCAAGGTGATTTTCACCTTTTCGTTCATGAGTAGGTTCGCCCAGTCCTCGGCTAACTTCTTGGCCATACCGAGCGTATATCGCTTGCAATGCACGGTTCGGCCGCAGTTCCGCACCTTGTAATGGTGGAATGACTTCACATCACCCACATACCAGCTGCGCCACTCCGCAACCTTACCGTAAAACTCGGGGGCGATTGTGTTATAGCCGAGCTCTTTCAGTTTTTCAATGATCGTCAAGCAATCACTCCCATTCTTCTGTAAACGCGCTCAAGGGCGTATCTCGTGGCGTCAATCAGATGGTTCTTTTCATCTGGATAGCCGCTGATGATCTCGCCGTCCTTGTCGCGCTCATACTCATAGTTCACAAACTCATCATAGGCGTGCGGCGTTCGCTTGCGGTCGATGACAAGTGTCCTGCGCTGTAGCCACTTCATGCCGTACTCGACACTGCCGGGGCCCTTCACGGCCTCTTTGGCAGGCAGTCGCATAGCGCGGTAGTCTGCAACGCTTTTTGGCTCTGCACTGTCGCAGGTGATAAACGTATCATTATAGCCACGCTCCATGATAATACCGGCGCTTTCCTCGTTACTCAGCTTGTTTTTGTATATCTCATCGATAAAATACACCGTCTCACGCGCCCTGTCGTAGTGAACGCGGATAAAAGCGAACGGGTCGGGGAACCATCCCCAGTCAGCGCCTTGATAGATATGATCGAACGTTGCCACCTCATCGTCTGTGATTTCTCGCAGTTCAAGGTTTTCAAAGACGTTGCCGCCCGTGCCGACCGGAATGCCGAGGTATTCATGCTGATACGCTCGCTCGTTCGTCAGTTTTAGGTGCTCCGCCTCATAAATAAACTGATCGCCTAACCACTCGCGCGGCGCTTCAAGGTACGTGCTGCGGTGGCAGAGGCGGTCAGGGCGTTCTTCTAAACTGTCCTTGTTCGCCCAGTTGTCGCGGCTGATCGGAGGGTTATAACTCTCAAAGTTCCAATACTTATCACCGCCGCGCATTGTAGACTGCAAGATCGTTCGGATTTCCGCGCGTCCTGCGAACTGGTCTTTCTCCTCGAAATGCGTAACAGCAATATAACCAAACGGAACCTTGATTGACTTGATTTTCATCGGGTCATCAGCGCCGCGAAACATGATTTTCTGTCCGGTCGGGCGATATATCAGCTCCATCGGCGATACTTTCGCGTCCCAGTAGTCAGCCATGCCCAGCTCACCAATTGCCCATACATACTGTGCGTATACACTATCGCGGATGGTGTTTGCAACCTTGCGTAACACAAGCGCATGCGTTCCGGGGTTGTGGATAAGCAGCAGCGGAACGACAATCGACACAAACGACGATTTCAGCGAGCCACGGCCGCCGCTCTCATCGTAATGTGTGTGACCATGCTCAAACACATCGTGCGCAACGGCGTAAAATGCCGGTCCGATGATCTGCGAGAGTTTCAACTCAGACATCAATAATCACCTTCACGCCTTCGCTTTCGATCTTTTCCTCTACTGCGTCGCGCTGTCCGAGGTACTGCTTGCCCAACCAGATAAGCATCTGGATGTTACCGCCACGAGCAGCGTTAAACTGCCAGTGTCGCAGGCTCAGCTTCATTTCGGCCATGCCTTTATAATATGCTTCGGTCACATCCTTGCGATTCGCAAAGGTCGCACGCGCGAAGCCTAATGCTCTTGCGATTTCCTCTTGCGTGTTGCCCTCGCTTGCCAGCTCGCGCACCGCTTCAAGGTCGATTTGTTTCTTTGGTCTGCCTCTTGGCATTTACTTTTCCCTCCCTTTCCCAAAAGAAAACCGGCTGGGACGCTATTCCCGGTCGGCGTACTTTTGAGTGTTTTTTCATCAGGCCGAGGACGACCGCGCGCGGGAAGCGCCTGCTTCCCGACGACCCGAAACAAAGTTACGGACGCGAGTTCCGATAGATCGTGCTGCTCTTCTGATTGCCTTCATGCAGTTCACCTCCTTTTATTTATGCAACGAAAAGGACTATCTTTGCAGATAATCCTTTTCGTGTTTAGTTAGTCTCCTATAGTTCTGCCTAAATATTCCTTTGGCCCTTTCCCAATCCGCGCGAATTTCAGATCGCCAGTTTTAATAGGTCTTTTCACCGCCCGGCTCACGCACCCGCGTCAGAGTATTTTCTAAATAGCATAGCAAACCCCGCTCACCAAAGCCATAAGGTGAGCGGGGTTTCCCATTATACGACTGTTTCGGTTTCGCAGGACTTGCACCTGCTTTCAGCTACTATGCAAACCGGTATACCTCCCTGCGGAGGTATGGGCGCTATCGTCGCGTCTGTACGTCGGGCTTTTACCGAGGCTTGCGCCGCTGTCCAGAACGGTTTGTATGAAATCCAGAGAGGTATTACCTCACTTTCGCAAGTTTACTTGTGTTTCCGTCCTGATGATTAGGTTGTTTATTGCAAGAGATAAACAGGCTGGTGCTCTTTCGTGGCGTGTACTTAGCCACCCGAAGCGCCGTATCGGCTTTGTAACTTTGTACCGGTGGTTTTGCTTCTCGGCTCACTAAGTCCGTGTGAGTGCTTATCCGGTCAGCACTCTCCCTCTCATTATGGGCTGTTCGGCGTTGCTCTCCGTCGTGTCGCAGTTGCTATCGGTCTGTAATCCGGCTGATTCCCTTATTAGGTTACAGCGGGGAGCGACCCCGGTTGCGGCGTGCCTGCAAGCACCCGCGAAACTCTGCAAAGCCGTTGCAGCAGCTTCACAGGCGTTCGGAAACAGCGCTCGTCTTTCCGAGCTGTCAGAATATTATCGTCCTCGTTGGAGGCGTTGTGCTCCCTCCGCCTCATGTAGCTTTGGGAACAGATCGCCTTGCACGTTGTCAATCATGCAAGGCTTGCCAAAATTCCGCCATGTTGCCCTTGGCTAAAAAGATTCCATACGTTACCCGTCCGGCCTCATGCAGCCATTCGGGCATGTTTGCGGTGACTGTTGCCCGCAGGCACCGCATCCCATTCTCAATTTTTAGCGTGAATATTATTACTCCGTCACCCTCATGCAGGCTTTGGAGCATATCGGCGTGCCGCGCAAAAGACACGCCGAAAGAATAGAAAGGATAATCAATGCCTTCGTTCCGCGAAAGGCGTTTTGCTCCTCTGCCCTCATGCAGACTTTGGAGCAGGTCAGCGGCAGGTCTCCCCACCGCTTTAAGTAGGTATTTGGGGTTAAACAGAAAGGCTTGTCACCCGTCAGCCCGCACGCAGGCTTCCGGGCGTGTGCCCGCCTTTCGGCGGGCTGAAAGCGGAGGAACGAAACTCCGTGATTCCGCCCTTTAGGGCTTTTATCACGATATCATTATACCACCATTCTTTGTAGTATTGTGTAGTCCGTTTTCCACAGCTTTATGCACAGCCTGTGCGTATATGTTCTACTGCCCGCAACGCCCGTGCGTGCATTTTTCCGCGAACGTGCACTTCGTTGTAATTCATTTTCTCGGCGGTTTCTCTCCACGTCCGACCGTTTACATAGTGCTCGATCAGCAGCGCCCGCAGTGCCGCATCCTGCACCTTAGCCGTTGTGCTGATAATCTCAGCCTTAATCAGCGCAAGCCGTTCCTGCTCGCTCTGTATCTTCTCGGACAGGGCAAGATATGCATCCGCCTTGTTTGCGGTCACGTCACCGCCGCCGCCCGGCGTGTCCTTGATCGTCGCCGTTGCGCTTGTCGCCCGCGTCCACGCCCTTACTCGTGCTTCTTCCAACGCAGAGATTGATTTTTCCAGATCAATCCCTCGTCTGAGCCATTCTTTAGTCGTCGTGTGCCACTACCTCCTCCACACCATGCTGTGTATATCGCCTGCGGCGGCTGATTCTCGCCGCCTTGCGGACGCAACCCACACCCGGTTCACATCCGCGCGATTTCCCCGTGTCGATCAAATAATGACACGCCCATAGCTTAGACCCTTGGCTTGTACCCAGTACCCGCCAGTATGCGCACCCAGCGCATTCGCTTTTCTTTTTCATGCTAATGCTATTCCATTCTCCCGCAGTTCTTCAATCAGATCGTCGATTTTAACGTATTTTCGGGCGATGCTGTCTGCGAGGTAGTTTGTTTCGTCCCATATCCGCCGTAATCGGTCATAGTCGTACCCTTCTTTATCCCGTAGAACGCTAAACATAATTGCCCATGTAGACGCAACCGCCGTGTTCGTTGCGTCTCGTTTGGCTTTTTCTATGTCACCCTGCGTCACCGGTATTCGGTATGGGTTGACTTTCTTTTTCTTCGCCATTTCCGTATCTCCAATTTTCATACCGCCGCATCTCGTCCAGATACTGCCGCATCTCCACGCTGTACCGCTTCACTCGTCCATCCGCTCCAACATATCAAGGTACTCTCTCGCCATCGCCGCCACCTGTATAGCCTCGCAAGCCGCAGCTTCGGCGTACTGCCCAACCAGTGCCACCTGCAGCGACGTTGGGATACCGTCACGGATTCGGTGCCAGAGCTGCTCCATCGCCATCTCGATACTGTCGCATTCTTCCCGCAGTTCCTCGGCTTCCTCCGTAATGATTGCCCATCCCTCGTGCTCCGAGTGGAACTGCGGAAAACGCTCATTTGCGCTTTCCAGTTCCTTTTCAACGAGCATCTTTACGTCTTCACTTACTGCATTCATTATTTTTCTTCCTTTCAAACACAAATCATCGGCGGGTGCGGAATCTCCGTATCTACCGGTTTCCATAGGTGCAGGCAGTACGGATGGTTGTTTATATACTCCGACTTAGGTGGATGGAACTGCATAACGCGCTCGTCCTCGCCGAAAAACATGTCCTTAATCGCACACATCTCGTCCCACGTCGGGCAGCACTTGCGCTGTGCAGAGCCGGGCGAAACGCTAACGTGCTCCCAGCCCATGCCATTGCTTGCGATCACTCGGAACGACTTACCGCCAACATACACCTTAAACACACCGTTTCCGCTGTCGCCGGTGCATCCATAAAACTCGCGTTCTCTGTCTTTCAGCCGGAACTTGTCCAGCTCGTGCAGGTCAATCATTCTGTACACCTCCATAGTGTTCTACAATGTACTGGTTCGCCGTGGTTTCCGGCGCGTTTTTCCATGCATTATAATCTGGTATGCCATTAGACAGCAGCATTATTGCAAGCATGCAAGTAAAGACGAATAGCGCTGCAAATATAGGTTCATAGGTAAACGCAATTACCATAAAGATAATTGCTATAACAGCAAACGCCACTCCGCAAACGACCGCAAGCATCGCCATATCGGTCTGATTCTTGCAAACCTCCTGCACCAGCGTTTCCGGTGTAACGCCCATCTGAGCGGCGATTTCAGCGATGGTCATTTTTCTATTCCTCCATAATGTTCAACAATGTACTGGTTCGCCGTGGTTTCCGGCGCAGCGTACCACGACGAAAGCTCTTCCACCTCGATCAATGCAATAAATGCGCCGAACATCACAACTACTGCCGAAAGCACTGCAAGATCAAATTCTTTTTCGCGCAGCATCCAAACAATAAACCCAATCGCAATAGCAAGCATCAAAGCGACTACCGCAGTGCAAAACGTATGCCATGCCGTCTGCTTGCTGATTACCTCCTGCACCAGTGTTTCCGGTGCAACTCCCATCTGGGCGGCGATTTCAGCAATGGTCATTCTTCCACCCCCTCAATCAGCCGGTTCAGATACCACCGGCACTTCTTCAAATCCTCCACACCGTTCTTGCTTCTGTGCCGCCACAGGTACTTAAACGCATTGCACAGGCAAAAGTCCTTTACCACCTCTGCGCCAAACGCCGCCTGCATCGCATCGATGCACTCGATACCGCCGGACGTGTAGTGCGCCGGGTGGTTTACCGGGTCGGGCTTTACTGCTTCGAGGTACTTCTCAACATATTCGGTCATGTCATCTGTCGGATTGGACACACCAAGGATTCGGCGCTTCGGCTTTGCGTCCTCGCCGTACTTCTCGACTGCCTCGGCAATGGTGGGCGTGTCGTCCTCGATCACCTCAAAGCCAAAGTATTGCGCCGTTTCTCTTTGGTGCTCGATTGTATAGGCATAGCAACTATCCTGCTCCTTGAGCGCCTTGTCTCTAATCATGCAGCTTCCACAGTGGTAGTGAGTTCCTGCAAAACAGGTTTCACGCAGCAGTGCGTCAATATTGTCGTACACCTTCCCGTTTTTCGTAAACTTCATCGTCTTCCTCCTGTGTCATTCTCTCAACGGCTTTCTTCACGCCTGCCATAATCAAGCGCCACTCACCCACCGTTAAATACGCAGCTATATCGCGCACCGCTGTAACAGCGTCACGCGCCATTTTCGGTTCAATCGGCTTGTCCATGTCGGCTTTGGTGATTTCACGCATTGTCCGCCCTCCTGTTCCATGCTTCAACAGCTTCTTCTTCCGTTGCAAAACAAAATTCATTCATATTCATAAAACATTCATCATTTAAGCAATATGGAATATATGCCTCACTATGAGGAGGGCGACTGTTGATATGATAAGCAATAGCGCTTTCACTTCCGCAGAACGGACAGGATTTAAGCTCAATCATTGCTTGTCCTCCCGTTCCATGCTTCAATCACTTTTTCGACAGCACTGGTTTTGTAACATTCACTGTCCACCAAAATTTTTGAAGAAGCGTGACATTTAGCACAAAGCACTCTTACGCCGTCATTTACAAACAACCTCGCTTCTCCACCACAGAAAGGACAAGATTTAAGTTCAATCATTGTCTGCACCTCCGTCCATCTTGGCCCCGCATACAGGGCAGTAATTCCAGTTGTTCAGGTGATACTCACTCTCTGTCAGTGCGCAGCCGCAGTTGGTGCACCTGACAGCTGCGTTACCACTCGGGAACGTATATCTCCCGGAATCATCCCACCGCCCATGCACCACCGGCACAACATCGGCGGCAGGCGGCGAGGCAACAATTTCCATTGCCATGGCACCGTCGGAACCGTCCACCCATTTCGCCGCCATCACCGCTCTTATGGCAGTATCCCGCTTAATGTATTCAGCCATTGTCCACCCACCTATTCCATGCCTTAATTACATCCTCAACCGCACTCGTTCCGACGCGCTCGCTGTCGGCTGCAGTCCATGTGGTTGCACCGCATTTGGTGCAGAGCACTCTCACGCCGTTGCTTACAAACAGGCGAGCTTTCCCACCGCAGAAGGGACACGGTTTCAGTTCAATCATTGTCTGCACCTCCGTCCATCTTAGCCCCGCATACAGGGCAGTAATTCCAGTTGTTCAGGTGATACTCACTCTCTGTCAGTGCGCAGCCGCAGTTGGTGCACCTGACAGCTGCGTTACCACTCGGGAACGTATATCTCCCGGAATCATCCCAC